GGCCGCGAGGACATTGCCTACATTGATGCCAAATACGAGGAGGTGCGTGATGAGGTGCGCAACGTTATGTAGTATCCTGTTCGCCACGCCGCTCATGGCGCAAGGTGATCCTGCTCTGGTGTTCAACGAGAACGAGGCGAACCTGGTTGCGCCTAATCGGTTCGAGTGGACATTCGGGCCAGACGTGTCGTTCGTGGAGTTGCATGAACCGACTGACCCTGCTGCTGAGGTAACTGTGACCTTCGACAATGCACAGGTTCATACGCAGGACGAGGAGTTCACGCTCGAATACGAAGGCATCGAGGTGTATTTTTTGATGGACTTTCAGCACAATTCGGAGCAAGCTGAGAAACTGACGGTGATTCCGCCTGATGGGTATGTTGCTGTGCCGAGCGAGATCATCGTCTGGGAAAACGAAAGTCAGATTGTGCATATCTACAAATGGAGAGGAATGTGATGATCAAACTTGAAGAACCGAAACTCTGGCGCGACATGACCGACGCCGAAAAAGGCGCGCTGCTATTGGCCCATCATGAGGGGAAGGTGATTGAGTGGAGCGGCATAAGTGCCACAACCGGGGGTTTGACGGGGTGGAGCAAGTGTCCAAACCGCTTCCTATGGTACGGCGAATTTGAGGACATGGGCTTTGCCTACCGCGTGAAGCCAGAGCCAAAGGTGGAGACGGTGACGCTGTATGGGAACACAGACGGCACAACCTATCTTAATTTTGGGCTTCGTGGGGCGGTAGAATTTGACACCCACCGCATCACATTCGACACCATCGACGGCGAACCCGACGTGAACAGCGTCAAGATGGAGAAACTATGACTTCCTTTGAAGACCAACTGGCGCTGTGCGATCCCGGTGACGAGATCGTTTATCACAAAGGCTTTCATTGCATGAAGGAGTTCCTGAATAAAGACCCTGTGAAGAACGATCAGGCCAAGGCTGCATGGAAAGCCTACGAGCGTGGTGACGTACTGCTCTACCAGCGCCGCATCGCCCCTGATCTGCTCCACTACTGCGCGAAGGTGATTAGGTGATGTTCAACAGACTAAGGACATGGTTCTACGCTGAGATCCCGGCGTATTACGCATTGTCGATCATTGCAGCACTGCTGATAACGGGAGTTTATATATGCACATGAATGCACACAGCGCCGCTGGCGCATCAATCGCCCTGACCATCCACCAATATGTTCCAGTGCCTGAAGCGACTTTGGCCGCAGCACCATTGGCTGTCTTGTCTCATTGTCTGATGGACAAGATGGGTGAGCCGTCATGGAGCAGGGCTGAACATACTCTGTTTGATGGTGCGTTCATGGCCGCGTTCATGGCGATTGCCGTGGCGGCTGGTCCTGACTTGTGGTGGATAATTGCTCTGGGCTGGTTCTTTGGTAATCTGCCTGACATCTGGGACAAGCGCGGCTACTTGTCGATCCTCGACCATGAGCGATGGCCAGCCAGGCGTGACTGGTTCTGCCACTTCAAGGGATATGAGGCCATCAAGCCGAGTGGTGAGGTCACAACAGCAATGAGCGTTGCGCTGATGGGCGTGTTCTGGTGGTTGGTATGACCGAGCGCGAGAAAGACGAGCGAGATCTGCGCATTCTCAAGCAATACGAGATGGGTGTGAGCAAACTGGAACTCATGCGCAGGCACGAGGTCGGTAAGAAATACCTGTATAAGTTGATTAGGGAGGCTTTGAATGATGAGTGACCCCACCGACTCTGAGTGGCTCCTTGCTGCCTGTGGGGACATCGCGATGGAGAACCTGTCTGTAGATGCCGTTCTGGCTGCGCACATGGTAGCCAACAGCGCGGAGGAGTTCTTCTGGGCCATACAGGCCGCAATCAAGTTGAAGGAGATGGTGAATGGCTGAAATCGGAACACTGACCGTCAAAGTCGATTACGACATGCAGGCAGTGAAAGACGCACTGCGTGTGGAGCGCATGTGGTATCTGGAGGCGTTTGAGAAGATGGAATACGCCTTTGAAGATATCATTGGCCGCAATGAGTTAAAAGTCATTGCAATGGAGATGTGCCGTGACCGTATTCGCAAACTGAATGAGGAGTTGAGTGATGCCGAAGATTGAAGTTGACTACGAGACGCTGGACGGTATTGTTGCGGCTGCGCTGAAGGACATGCTTGCGATGATGACCAAGGGATATGACGAGGCGCAGCACGAGGTGGACCGAGAAGGCTACGACAAAGACATCGCGGCGCTGCGTCGTGTGTTGAGGATTTACGAATGATCTCAGCAGATGACATCAACGCCATGCGCAAACCTCGTCTCTTGCTACTCGGCTATGCCAGGCACGGCAAAGATACAGTAGCCGAAATGCTGCGCGACAAGCACGGCTTCAGGTTCGTATCCTCGTCCGAGTTTGTCGGTAGGGAAATCATCTGGGAGAATTGGGGCAAGATCCGCTATCCCACGTTTGAGGCCATGTTCGAGGACCGCGTGAATTGGCGCGTTCAATGGATGGAAATGATCGCGCTCTACAACACGCCTGACAAGTCCAAGACAGCCCGCACCATGCTGGATCGCGGCTATGACATGTATGTGGGTATGCGGAGATTGGATGAACTAAACGCCGCACGAAGCCTGTTCGACTATGTGGTTTGGGTTGATAGGAGCCAACACCTGCCACCGGAAACGGGAAGTATGGACATCACACGCGAGAATGCGAAACCAGACTACATCATCGACAACAACGGGACGCTTGAGGACTTGGAGCGAAACGTAGAGGAGTTTGTGAAATGGATGTGAGCGAAAAAATGAGAAGTCTACATATGGAGTTGCGCGACTTGAAAGCCGAAATCCAAAATCTGAAGGCTAAACATAGGCAAGCGTTGGCTAAGGTTAAATCGGACGGGGAAAACCTAAAAAGTGCTATTTTTTATGTTAAGGAATGTCATCACACAGCCAAGGAGTCACGATTTGATGCCGAGGGAGATGTTTACTTGTTAAAGAAAGACCTGATGGATATAGAGTCGGCGTCAGAATTGGCTCTGGATCACCTTGAGCGGACTGTTGACGACTTCTGCAATAGTCTGTAGCAATACCCTACTGCACCTCATGTCTTAAACTGACCCCGCCTTTGTGCGGGGTTCTTTTTTGTGATAAGGTCAAGTATCTGCACGGAGGATATTACGATGTGGTTCGGACTTATGCTTGTTTGCAATATGGATTTGACGGAGTGCCAGACGTTCAATGGGCCGATGCTGCCGACAGAAGAGGTCTGCGTTGAGAACCTCAATGCGCAGGTTGTCTACATTGAGCAGACGGTTCCGGCTATTCAGGTCATGGCCTATCGATGCGAGACATGGGGTGAACCTGCTTGAACCTGACACCCGAACAGATACGCGAGATTGGCCCAGAGGCGCTTGCTAGTTTCTGTATAGATTGCTATATTTGTTTCTGTTGAAATTAGGAGGCAAATATGGCAATTAAGAGACTGCCTGATATTGAGTATCTACATAGCATTCTGTCTTACGATCCGGACAGCGGAAAGCTATTTTGGAAAGAGAGGGGACCTCATACGTTCAGCACTTCTGGCGGTAGGTCTATTACCCATGCCGCGTCTTTGTGGAACTCGCGACACGCTGGTAAGGAAGCTATGACTGCCGTCAGTAAGCAAGGTTATAGGGTTGGGAATATAAATTCCTCTCTATATCGAGCGCATCGTATAGCTTGGGCACTTCATTATGGAGAAGACCCTGAAAACCAAATAGACCATATAAATGGCATCAGAACAGACAACCGGATAGAAAACTTGAGGGTTGTCACAAACAAAGAAAACTCATGGAACCAAAAATTAAGGTCTACTAACAAGAGTGGTTATAATGGAGTTTCTTGGTGTAAGATGATGAATAAGTGGGTGGCCAGAGCAACTGTAAACGGAGTTGAGCATAAAATAGGGTATTTTTCTGACCCTAAAGACGCAAGCATAGCAAGGGAAGCGTTCAACAAAGGTGTGGGTTTCCATAAAAATCACGGTATTGATAGATGCAATTAACACCAGATCAGATTAGAGAAATTGGGCCAGAGGCGCTCCAAAAAGTTAGGGCAGAACTTGCACGGCGGTCTTTGCTTGAGTTTACACGCCAAGCATGGCCAATCCTCGAACCCGGCGTCAAGATGAAGGAGGGTTGGGTTCTTGAGGCTATTTGCGACCATCTCGAAGCTGTAGCCCGTGGCGACATCAAGCGATTACTAATCAATGTTCCGCCTGGCTCATCAAAAAGCCGATTGGCTCGGGTCATGTTCCCGCTGTGGATGTGGACGCATAAGCCGTGGGCACGGATCATCGGTGCGTCTTACGCTTTGACCCTTTCTGAGCGTGACTCCTACTACGCAAGAACGATTGTTCAGACGGAATGGTATCAGCAGAACTTTGGTGTCTCAATCTCATCTGAGCAAGGTGCGAAGGTGAACTTTGATAACACCAATATGGGTGGCATGAGAGCAATATCTGTGGGTGGCGCGACCACTGGTTTCCGTGGTGATCTGCTGCTTTTAGATGATGGTCACAATGTTTCTGATGGTGAATCTGATGCTAAGCGATCCGAGGCGGTTTCTTGGTTTCTAGAAACATTTCAGACTCGTGTGAACGACTTGGACAATACGCCGATTGTTGTGATTGGGCAGCGCATCCACGAGGAAGATATTTATAGTGCCGCTTTAGAACTCGGGTATGACCATCTCAACATCCCGATGGAGTGGGAAGAAGAACAAAGAAAAACCACATCTATCGGTTGGACAGACCCGCGCACTAAAGAAGATGAACTGATGTGGCCTGAGCGATTTAGTGCGGACGCTGTAGAGCGTCTCAAGAAGGCTCTTGGCCCCTATGCTGCATCGGCACAACTCCAACAGCTTCCTGTCCCGCGCAAAGGCGGTCTTTTCCAAGTTGATAACGTCCGCCAGATTGATGAACTGCCTGATGAGCCGTTCATCGCTGTTCGCGCATGGGACTTGGCGGGTAGCGAAGGCAAGGGAGCCTACACGGTCGGCACCAAACTCCTTTGGGGAGAGAAGTCACAGCAGTTCTATGTGGCGGATGTGCAGCGACAACAACTTGGTGGCGGTGCTGTGCGTGAACTCATCCAGAAGGTAGCTGAAGAGGATGGTATCTCTACGCGCATCATCATACCGAAAGACCCCGGACAGGCCGGTAAGGCGCAGTCGGAGGACATCATCGCCATGTTGCGCGGCTATTCGGTGAAGGCGGAGGCGCAGAGCGGCTCCAAGGAACTTCGCGCAGAGCCATTGGCGTCACAAATCGAGATCGGCAAAGTGTCTGTCCTGAAGCGCGTCTGGACGAAGGCATGGCTGGACGAGTTGAGGTTCTTCCCTAAATCGCGCTGGAAAGATCAGGTTGACGCAACAGCTTCGGCGTTCAACGAGTTGTCTGCGCTAACAAGAAAGAATCGAAAAACACCTAATCTTTTTGTTGTTGGTGAGAAGCAAAATAACGTGTTCAAAGTAGCATAAACCGGACATAAAGCCGTTTTATGTCTTATGTAGCGGACACGTTGAGCAAACCAGCTAAACCCCCTATACTAAGCGCAACAGACGCATAGGATACTAGAATGGCCCGTCCATACACCGAACTTGGAGTCTCATCTGATACCAACCCCTCATGGGGGCTTAGGCAGGACGAATTTGTCGTCCAACTTCGTGGGCGGCAGGGTGTCAAGAAGTATCGGGAAATGTCCGAGAACGATTCCGTTATCGGGGCCATTCTCACGGCCATGACCATGATGCTCCGCTCCGTTGAGTGGCGCGTTGAGGGAACATCGAACAGCGCGATTGAATATGTCTCTAGCGTCATGCACGGCATGGATGATAAGTCGTGGGAAGAGTTCATCGCTGACGCACTGACTATGCTCCCCTACGGCTTCAGTCTGTTTGAGATGGTTCCGCGCCGCGATGATGACGGCTTGATCCGCATGAAGAAACTGGCGGGCCGCGCTCAGTGGACGATTGATCGCTTCGAGGCAAAGGATAATGGTGACATTCAAGGCGTCTGGCAGGTAGCAGCGCAAAAGAACGTCTATATTCCGTATCCTAAACTGTTGCATTTCCGCACCACGTCTATAGCCAACGAGCCGAGCGGCAGATCTGTCCTTCGTTCAGCCTATACATCGTGGCGGGCGCAGAACAACATCAAGTATTTTGAAGGCGTCGGTATTGAGCGCGAGTTGAACGGCCTTCCGATTGTGCGTATTCCGTCCGAGTATATGTCGGCGGATTCATCTGATGCACAGAAGGCGCTCTACAACCAGATGAAGACTATCGCCCGTGACGTGAAGCGAAACGAGCAAGGCTACATCATCCTTCCGTCCGACCGCTACGCCGATGACGATGGGAAACTCACCAACAACCTGATGGTTGAGTTTGACCTGATTGCATCCAAAGGCACACGAGACATTGATACTGGCGCGGTTATCCTGAGATATCAACAAGATATGGCACGTAGCGTCATGGCTGACTTCGTCATGCTTGGTGCCAACGACCGTGGTAGTTTCGCTCTGTCCAAGTCAAAGGCTGATCTGTTCTTGCGGGCGCTTGAAGGTTACGCCGACACCATCGCGGCGCAACTGAACCGTAAACTGCTTCCGTATCTGTGGGAACTGAACGGCATGAACAAATCCGATATGCCGAAACTCGTTCGTGGCCGCGTTGCGCCTGTGGATCTTGAGGAACTTGGTCAATACATCCAGCGCCTTGCTCTCAGCGGTGTTGACTTGTTCCCAGACGAGAACCTAGATAAGCATCTGCGCGATGTTGCGGGTCTGCCCGAGGGTGATCCGAACCGCCCGAGGCCGAACGCTGATATGGCCGATGAAGAGTAATGGCGTATTCCTTCAAAACCTCCGGCTGGCCTGAACGGCTCTGGCGCACGAACAATGATGCGGACATTGCGCGGGGTAATGTTCCTGGTTCTGTACCATTCAGCGCATTTGGTGAGAAGGTGGTCACCGGCTCTGGCACGAGCATTATCTGGCAAACAGGTATGCCGAACACGCTGACGGTGCCTGACAACATTCAGCTTACCATCGTCTCAACATCGGCAAGTGATACCGGCAACATCGTCATCAAGTATCTTGATGGTGGCTTGATTGAGCGTTACGAAACAGTGACTCTCAACGGCACAACGCCTGTCACAACATCGGCAACGGACATCCGCGCCATAAACAATGCGTATTCCACTTTCGGCCCTGTTAATGGAACAATCACCATGACGAGTGGCGGCGTTACCTACGGGCGCATGACGATTGGTGACATTCAATTCCACACGTCTCTCGTCCGCGTCCCGGCAAACAAGCGCCTGATGGTCAACGCCATCTACGCAGGTTCCGCATCAGGCTCATCGGATAGTCGCGTCATCGTCAGGATGGTCACGTCCTTCATCAACGGCGACAGTTTTGCAGAGGACGGATGGCTACATCCTCTGGCAGCCGTGGGTGTTCAGGACTCGTCTGAGGCGTTGTCATTGGGACCGTTTCCCATTCCGGCTGGAGAGTGGGTTGGTTTCACAGCGAATTGGGACAAGTCGACGACTGTAACCGCAGGTTTCTTGGGTTACATGGAAGACGCTTGACCACCAACCAAACCTCCCCCATAGTGTTGGTATGGGCATCACAACCTACCACAGCGGTAGCTCCTGTGACGTCCGTTCCAAGGAACGGATGGGAACTTCGGTGACGTTGTTCTGTGGCAATCGCTGGATGTCTCTTCCTGTAATTCAACTTGGAGATAATCATGCTCCTGACGGACCTGTGGCTCCGAAGTATCACCTATTTCCGTCGTCTCTTCCCTCCCTGATGTGACTCCACTCCTCACCTCATTTGCTTACTTGCGAGACGCTGTGGTATTATTGCCGCAGCGTCTTTCTTTTTGCAGGTAAGCGATGCCCTACGAGCGACTCCCGGCCCGATTGCACCAACTGATTCCTTCTGAGAAGGGTCAGGAAATCTTCCGCAATGTAGTCAACTCGCAACTCAAGGCTGGTCGGTCTGAATCCGTAGCCTTTGCATCTGCGTGGGGAGCATTGGGCCGCGCTGGTTATGAAAAAGGTCCAGACGGAAAATATGAGAAGGTTGAAAAATCACGCGACTCTACGCTTCAGGATAAGGTTGACGAATACAACGAGAAATACGGTGCCAAGCATGGAAAAGTTTCGCTAGGTATGTTGCGCGATGTGTATGACCGAGGCATCGGCGCATACCGCACGAACCCATCCAGTGTCCGCCCCAACGTAAACTCAAAAGAACAGTGGGCGTTTGCGCGTGTGAACAGCTTTTTGTCCGCAGCCCGTGGCGCTAAAAAGATCAACCACGACAAAGACATTCATGACAAGATCAAGAAATCCCAACCTTCCGAATCTGCCGTTCATGTTCCGTCTACGGATTGGGAGCGAACACGCAAGGAAGATACGTTCAAGCCACCAGCATCTGCTCGAAACAACGCCCGTCGTGTTCTCCGCTGGAAAGAGAAATACGGCGACGAGGTGAAGGGCATGACGCAGGTTGGCTGGACACGCGCCAATCAACTGGCTTCCGGTGAAAACCTGTCTCGCGAAACAGTCGCCCGGATGTCTGCTTTTGCTCGACATCGCAAGAACGCTGAGATCAACCCCAAGTTCAAGTCAACGCCGTGGAAAGACCGAGGCTATGTGGCATATTTGGGATGGGGTGGAGAGACCGGCATATCTTGGGCTAATTCAGTTATGGACAGACTCAAGAAAAGCGTCGATCTTGGACCACTTGCGATTAAGTCTGGGGTGTCCAGCAATCGTGTTGAATACCCAAGTGATATTTTTTCTTCCGCTGATGACGATCTTGGACCATGCTTGGCTGTCTTTTCTCTCAAAGCCGATGTGACCAGTGTATCCAAGAAGGCGGAGTTGCTCGGCACACCATTCTTCTGCACCGACGCAGGTGGTGATGCGGAAAGCCTCCTTATTGTGCCGCTCTCTAAAGTATCCATCCCCGTCGAACCATCCCCTGATGTAGTGTGGAATGAGGTTAGCGGGAATTTCTGGGGCGATGAAATCGTATGTCTTGTTAGGGACGGAACCCCATCGTCTCAAGTCCTCGATAAGATGTTTGGAACTAACCCTAACAGCAGCATAAGGCAATTTTGCCTTTCCAGTAGCGGGCAGGATGGTTACAGAGCCACCGCATCCAATGTTATTAGCAAAATGCTTCATATGTTGAATGTCCGTGGAGGTGACGCTGAGCCTATTACTGCTACCTATGTTGGAGATACTTCCATCGGCAAAGATAAAGCCAGCCCAATAAGCGACTTCTGCGGAATCTCTCTTGAAAAAATCTTTATCCCACGCGATGGCATTTGTGGGGCTTTTTCCCACAGCCCAATGGCCGTGCTTTCTCATGACTCCCTTATTTTTAAGTATTTTGGAGACATGAGAAGTCCTGACTTTGAGAAGTCTGGATATAGCAACACACCCCATGCCAGTTCCGTAGAGGTCAAGGATTTTTTGCTCATTATCAGTGATACGGTCGGTCATGACACCTGTTCTACACGGGGAGGCAACAACAGTCAAGTCAACAAACGCCAGGTTGACGACGACTCCTTCACAACACCCGCAGAAGCGACTGTCCGCAGCATGGACCTCGGGCTTGAGGGTGAGATCCACGTCCATGAGCGCAATGGACAAGCTGTCTATATGCCGGGTGAAAACCACGAGGAATACCTTGAGCGAATCCGCGAAATGGCAGGTATTGAATCGGATGATTCGGAACCTGTCAAGGAGGGGTTGCTAGAGCGAGCAATTTCCGCGATAATTGGGGCCATTATGCAACAAGTGCCCGTGAATAAGTCCCAAAAGGAAGCGACTGTTCTCAAAGTCGATGATGAACAGGGGCTTGTCTATGGTTGGGCTTACGTCTCCACCGAAGACGGGGAATTGCTTGTTGATAGCCAAGGTGACTCCATCGAGCCAATCGAAATGGAGAAGATGGCGACGAACTTCATGCTCAACTCGCGCAATGCAAAAGTAATGCACAAGGGCGAGAACGTCGGGCAATTTGTTCATTCGTTCCCGATGACGAATGACATCATGAAGGCGTTTGACATCTACTCAGACCGTGAAGGCTGGATTGTCGCCATGAAGCCCGACAACGAAGACGTGATGAAAGCCTACAAGTCAGGTGACTACACGGGTTTCAGCATCGGTGGCAAAGCCGGGGACGTGGAGGAATACGATGCCTCGTAAACTCAAGAACATCGTTCTGCATGAGATTTCGGGCGTGGATGTTCCCGCTGACCCGAATGCAAAAATCACCCTTTTCAAGCGTGTCTCT